TGTAGACATACGCTCCCCGATCCGTACCGCGCTGGGTGTATATCCTGATCGTCTTACTGAGGGTATCAAACCAGACCTCAAAGCCATACACTGCGCAACATTTCAGGATGATTTGATGCACCGAGACATTGGTCAGGCACAGCGTACGCAGTTTGATGTTGGCGTCGACCAATTGGTATGTCCAGCCGGTGTCCGCCAGGATAGAGGCAAGATTCGCGGCAAGGGTCACCGACTCCGTCTCATACGTCAGGTAGGCCTTGCCGCGCAGGCTGTCGAGGTTCAGCTTGCCATAGACCTCATAGAAGTCCGCGTCGCTGAAATTGATTTCCTTGATTACGAACTCGTCGGTTCCTGACTGCAGGAAATATTCCTGCTGCAGCAGTGCGCGTGGCAGGACGGTCTTCGGGAGCCTCAATGCGATCAGCTTGTCGGCCGTGGCCAGGTCCGACTCGATCGAGACATCCTTGAGCTGGGTCAGGAGGGCAACCATCGCCCTGCTGTGGTCTAATAGCTTCAGCATGATTGCCCTCCTTTTTGAATATGAATAGTGCAAATGGCAAATGACTCACGAAAAGATCCCAGACGATCTGTTGGGGATTGATGTTATACTGCTTGCATGACAAATACGGAGACAGCGATTCAAGCGAAAAGGAATTGTAATCAGATGTATAAAGAGCTCTTTGTTACTGGCAGTAAAAACAATCCATACATCAAGATTGAAGCTCCGGCAAAATCGAAAGCGATAGCCAGAGCAGAAGCCAAGCTGAAATGCACCTTCCCTGAAGATCTGAAGGCATACCTGTCAGAGATTAACGGAGACGGCGATCTGTTCTTTTCCGCTGAGCGCATCGTAACCGAAAACCTGAGTGTTCGATCGGCCTTAGCCGAATGCTATCCTGACTTAGATCAGTATCTTTTTGTTGCAGGAAATGGCTGCGGCGATTATTACGGTTATCGACTGGCAGATGGGCGCGCTCCAAGCCGTGAGATTTTGCTCTGGGAGCATGAGGACAATTCGTCACGCACTGTTGCTGATCAATTGGTGTCGCTTATCAAGCTCATGTACATTGATCAGGTCTTCTAAGCCTCAATCAAAAACGGGATAGTACTGGATCGTTATGTTGGCCGTTGCGTGGCTGAAGACCAGGCTGGTCGTACCCACCGGCAGCACCGGCCAGGCGAATGCGTCGTAATGGGCGATGTCGTTGACGCCATCCTTCAGGTACCGGTACAGGTAGCCGTCGATCACATGTGGTTTATTGGCCTCAAGGCTATGGAGCCGGATCTCGGATGCGAACCCCTGGATCACGAACTCGGCGATGTCTGCCGGCGGCGTCACGGTAACCAGGCAGGGCGATGCGACAACGCCCAGGCTGGTGATCGCTTTCATGCCGACGCCGTTGGCGGTAACGATCACCTCAGGCAGGTAGGTCCTGTGGCACAGCAGCTCGAGTTCCACCAGCCAGGCGCGCGCGGTCAGGCGTGTGGGTTCCGCTTTACCTTGGAAATGACAGTCGTAGCGCTTGGCTAGGCCGTCGAACACCAGCGTGCAGTCCCGGAGCGCCCGGACCAGCGCGGCAAACCGGCTTTCTGTTTCCGCTTCCGAGCCAGATTCCAATAGGATCGTCAGGGTGATGGCCTTGAAGCGCTGCTCGGTCCGGGTGAACACCGGGCTTGCTGCGCCGTCCAGCCAGTCGTAGATCTGGACCACGTCGTGATTGGTGATGCTTTTTGCCAGCAGCACCGCACCAAACGCCGCCAGGTCCGTTTCGTTTATGGTCATGATCACACCCTCCTCACGGCCAGTTCCATCCGGTTCATGAAGTATTCGATATCGTCCCTGTCCCGGAAGCTGTAATGGCCGTTCAGGTTGATCGTTGTCTGGTTGTTGGTCGCAGGCAGCGCGGGCTCGGAACCCATAGCGGTCGCATGGGCATTGGGCGTGGCCTGTTGCCATTGGAGCCCGGCGGTGGCGGTCAGGTCCAGGTTGCCGAATGCCGACATCGCGTCCGCCGTCAGCTTGTTGACCGAGCCCAGCACATCGCGCGCGCCATCCGTAATGCCCAGTGCCAACCCCTGCGCGATGAAATCGCCGAAGCGCCGGGTCTCCTTAGACGGTGAGCTGATGCCAAAGAACCTCTTGATCGAACCCAGCACGTCCCCGGCGAACCCGCGGATCTTGTCCGTCAGCCAGCTGAACTTGTCGCGGATGCCATTCCACAGGCCGGTAATCAGGCTCGCGCCGATATCGCGGATCCGGTAGAGCATGCTCAGAAAGCCGTTCCTCAGCGCGTCCAGGATCTGCGGGATCTTACTGACCAGTACGGGGATGTTTGTGATCAGGGCGCCGGCCAGGGCGATGATGATCTGGATCCCGGCGTCGACGATCTTCGGCAGGTTCCTCATAATCGCCAGCACCAGCTTTTCAATGATCACCGGGATCTTCTCCACCAGTCGCGGCAGCGCATGGATGAGGCCCATGGCGACCGCCAGGATCAGCTCGATGCCGGCGTCGATCAGGAGATCGAGGTTATCGAGGAGCGTATCCAAGATCAGGAACACCGCATCGATCACGATCGGGATCAGCTGCGGGATGGTCTGTGTCAGGCCCTGGATCAGGCTGACCAGAAGCTCGATGCCGGCATGGATGATCACCGGCAGGTTGGTAAGGATCGTGTCCCCCAGCTGCTGGATCAGCGCCGGCAGGATGGCAACGAGCTGCGGGATGACGAGGTTCAGCCCATCCAGCAGCCCCAGGAACAGCTGGATCCCGGCATCCACCAGCACCGGCAGCAGCACCGGGATCATGGGGATGATCGCCAACACCAGTCCGGTCAACCCACCCAGCAGTGCCGGCAGCAGGGCGTTGATCAACCCGGGCAGGGCCTCGCCCACGCTGGTGATCAGGGCGATCAGGATGGTGTTGAACCCGGAAAGGAGCGTCGGCAACGACAAAGCCAGGACCTGGATAATGCCCGGCAGGACCTCTTGTACTTTTCCCGAGATCAGCCCGATCAGGTCTTCGAGGTTTTCGGAGAACGTATCCGCTGCGCCGTCCGTACCGGTCATGACTTCTGCCAGGCCGGTGAAGGTGCCGGTCAGGGCGGGCATGGCGTCGTTGATCAGGCCGTTCAGGCCCTGCAGCGCTGACGTGACCGAGGGCAGCAGTGCCTGGCCGAAGGATGAGGCGATGTTCTCTACCTGCAGCTTGGCGATGCGCAGTTGGTTGGCCAGGCCGCCGGATGTGGACGCGAAATCGCCCTGCACGTCACGGGTCGCCTGCAGGATGTAGTTATAGCGGAGCGTCGCCAGTTCTGCCTGGGACATCGACGCGATCGGCTTTCGGATCCCCTGCGCGAGCGCGTAAGCGGCCAGGTTGGCCTGGCTCATGTTGATCCCGAGCTGCTTCAAGGGTTCCGTCTCCCCGGAGATCCCGCTGCGCAGCTTGTTGAACGCTTCTTCCGTGTCCAGGTTGTAGAAGCTTGCCATATCACCGGCAAGGCCGGTCAGCGAGGTGGACATATCGAGGACCGCTTCGTCTGTCAGGCCTGCCGACTTCAGCATGGCGCCCATGGTGCCGTTCATCTTCTTGGCACTCAGCTCAGACAGGCCGAACGCCACCGCTGCCTGCTTGGCCCAGCTGTCGATCGTGGCGGCGCCGTTCTCGCCGAAAGTCTTGGTGACGACGTTTTCCACTTCGCTCAGGTCGCTGGCGGTCTTGACACCCTTAACACCAAACGCCGCCAGGGCCGCACCCGCTGCACCGGCCGCCAGGGAATAGAGGCCCAGCGCTTTGCCCGCGCCCTGGACGGCGGTGCCGACGACCTTGACACCGCCTGCCGCCAGCTTGGCCGAGGCTTCGCCGACCTTGCGGATGCCGTTTGTGACCGGAGACAGCTTATCCAGGACCGCCTGGACCTTTTCCTTGACCGCGGTAAAGGCAGTACCGATCACGGACACGGACTTCTTTTCGTCCTTCAGGCTGCCGAGCTTCGCCCTGGTTGTTTCCAGCTCACGCTGAAAGGCGCGGAACTGCTCCGCGTCGATCGTGCCCGCGGCAAACTGCGCCTTGACCTGGGCCTGGGATTTCTTGAGCGCATCCAGCTTTTCCCGGGTCGCTGCGATTTCCTCTTTCAGGAGCTGGCTCTTTTGCGCGGTCAAGGTGACATTGTTAGGGTCCAGTTTCAGGCCCTTTTCGACCAGCTTCAGCTCGCCCTGCAGGCTCTTCGCTGTCGCATTGACGTTTTTCAGGGCCTTGTCGAGCGGCGCGGTGTTCCCATTCACCTCGACCGTGATGCCCTTGATGCCTTTGGCCATGCCGCTCACCTCCTCCTGCGTCGGCCATGCTTTTCTCTAAGTGCCCCTCGATCCGGGGCGGTCTGGTCCATAATCCAGCACTGTTCCAGGTAGTTCCTGCCATCCTCGGTTGATTGCAGCAGAAAAATGTAGGCGTCCCGGCGCAGGGCCAGGTACGTGTCCAGCTGCAGGTCTCCGATTTCTCTAAAATTCAAGCCGGTATGGTCATGGACCAGCCGCTCCCACCCGGTTAGGCACCGGTACTGCGGTTGTTCGGATCCGGTGTCAGGGATAGAGGGGATTTGGAGTTTGGGTCCGCGAGCACCTCGCTGATAAACGCCATGTAGCCTTGGAAAAAGGTCTGCACGTCCTCGATGTCCAAGAGCTCCGCCAGGTACGCGCTGGTCACCGGCTGGTGCTCGAGGTTATTCGACAGCACGATGGCGATCAGGTCGTAGATCTCATTGAGCTGCCCGCCGTCGTCGGTCGTGAGGCTGGTCAGGTGGTTCTTCACGCCGAGCAAGGCGTCAAAGACTTTTTTGGTGGGCATGCGCACCCGGATCCTCTGGTTATCGATCAGGTTCACGGCCAGGTAGCGCTTGGCTGACTGGGTAAAATCCAGCATTTCTGACCCTCCTTACGCCTTGGCCACAACCGTGGTCTTGCCGGCCGCCTGGCAGAGACCATCGCCATCCACCTCGGCGATCGCGATCTCATCACCGGTCGTTGCCGTGATCTCCGCCACACCGTCCCAGGCGGTCCAGCCGGTGGACAGATCGTCGTTGAAGGCGGGCAGCGTGACCGTCGTATCGGTCTTGGTGACATAGGTATTGGTATCATCCAGCGCCGGTGCAACGGTCATCGCGGTCTTGCCGGTCGTGGTGCCGGCGACGGACGTGACGGTCAGGACGACCAGCCCGGCAATGTCCTCTTCGAACAGCACCAGGGTGCCCTCGCTGTCGTGCGGGATGGCCATGAACTCAGCGTCGATGACGGTTTCCTTGTCCTTGGCAAACGACAGGGCCAGCTCGCCCTGGTTGCCGCCGACAATCGTCACGCGCACATCGCCGTCCGTGGCATCCTCGTGGACGAACCGGACGATGTAGCGCTTGCCGTCCTGGTTGCTGATGCCGCCGATCTTGACCAGGCGCTTGTTGGTCACGCCGTTTTCCGTGACGCGCGCGGTGGAGATCAGGCGCTTCAGGGTATCGCCGTTCCAGGTCATGATGCCGCTTTTTAGGGACACTTCCTCCTTGGTCAGGATCTGCTTTTTCACGAGCCCCAGGTCGTCCTCGGCCAGGTAGAAGGTCGGCTTGTAGCTGAGCGTAGCGCCGCCCTGGATATAACCCAGCAGGTTCCCGGCAGCCTCGATCGCCGTATCGGCAGGGATACTGCCGCTGTATTCGGTGATGTACAGCTTGCCGCTGCCCAGGATGATCTTTTCTCCGTTTGTTGACATACGCGTTATTTCCTTTCTGTAAGCGTAAATGCGTAAATAGTCGAGAAGAACTTTTCGCTCTCGATCCAGTCACGCGTGCGGGTGTAAGGAACCGGCAGGCTGTCCAGCAGCTGTTCGATCCGCGCTTCGTTATCCGGATCGATCGTCTCGGCATAGAACTCGACGCCGATGCTGCGGGTGACCAGGTTGTTTCGAAGGTCCGCTCCGCCGACGTCGACGGTGTCTGTGAAGACGATCGCTGGCAGCGGCATGACACCCAGAAACCGCTGTTCGCGGACAGGCAGGCCGGTCTGTTCGAGGAGCGCTTTAACGTCCAGCATCCTGCACCGCCTGTTCCGTGAGCTCCAGCATGCGCCGCTCCGCCAGCTGCTCGCCGTAGATGATGTGCGGGAACGCAAAGGTCCTGCCGCCGTTTCGAAGCGCGTGCCCGTGCTCCAAGAGATGTGTCAGCCGGTAATGCGGGCTTTGGACATGCCAGATCCGGCTGTGGTTGTATTTGTTGCCGGTCTGGACCTTCCGAATCCGAAACGCCTTGACGTACTTGCCCGTACGCTCCCGGAACGTGACGTGCTGTTTGATTTCGTCATTGACTTCCTTGGCCACAACCGCCACCGCTTCACCGACCTTCTCGGAAACCGCATCCGAAAAGGACTGCAGCTCATGCGTAATCGCCGCCGCCAGATGGTTAACGTCCATGGTGCATCACCGCCCTGAGCTTCAAGGACCGGTCCTGGTACATGAAGTTGTCGATGCTTTGCACATCGTAGCGGAGCCCGCGAAACAGGATGCGCGTGGTTTGCGGCAGCAGGTCAGACAGCAAAGGCGTATAGCGCACGGTGAAATCCACATTGTTTTGCGCCTGTTCCGCGGATGCCGCCCAGTACTCACTGCCGGACAGGCCATTGACCTGGGCCTGGCAGGTGAGAAGGTCAGCCCACAGCTCGTCCGCGCTCATGACCTGGATGGTGATCGTGTGCCGGAGCTTGCCTGCTTCCATGTCAGAACACCTCCACGCGGTACGGCGCCAGCAGCGCATGCACGGAAAACGCCGTCTGTTCCCGGGCGGTCCCGGTCGCCTCGCGGTTCTCGTACCAGTGCCCGACCAACAGCAGCAGCGCCTGGCGGATGGGCTCGGGCAGGGCAACATAGCCCGCGACGAACCGGATGCGCACGGCCGCGGTCGGGTGCGGCGTGAACACCGGCCAGGCCATGCCGTAAGCGGGAAGGACGCGGCCGGGCTCGCACATGGTATCTACCAGATAGTCCGCAGCGGGTAGGATTGTATCCAGGCCCGCGCTGTCGGTGTAGCCGATCTCCGCGACGCTCACAAGCGGCGGGCAGGGGAGAGCGATCGGGCCGGAACCGGGGAAACGGTCGCAATACGTCTCCAGTGTCTGCTCCGCCAGCGCGCGGCGGGTGTATTGTTCGCAGTGGATGCGGGCCGTTCGGATGAGGCCAAGCAGTTGATCGGCCTCGGCCGGATCGTCCGGCAGACGAAGGTGCTGCCTGACGTCAAGCAGCGTGAGCGGTTCAGTTGTGACGGGGGTGATGATCCTGACCATCCGGCAGCACCTTCCTTTCTGATATTAGGTCGCGTCAGCCATAAGCCCGGCCGCGATGAGTTTGGCCAGCAGACCATTGAAATCCGTGACCAGATCTGCAACGGTCTCAGCGACGCTGTCTGCCTGGTTGGCGGCGGTCTTGGCCGTTAGGGCATCGTTTAGGGCCTTACCCTGGTTAGCTGACAGCGCGCTGGTGGCGGAGGTGGAGGTCAGTGCGTCCACAATGGGCGCGGACACCACGCCTTCGATCGTTGCGGCAGCGTCGATGACCAGCGTGCCCGTTGACGTGATCTCCAGTGTGCCGCCGATCACGGTGGTGTCGCCGCCCTGTTCGGTGTAGTTCTTGACGTTACTCATGGTCTGTCACCTCACGCTTTCATCTGCAGGACCTGGATCGCTTCGGCCAGGACCAGCTTGCCATCGACACGCTGGGTCGCCCTAAAGCCGACCTGGCCGGTCGCGGCGTACAGCTCGTTCAGGCGCTGGAAGGACCGGCCCTGACGGTCGGCGATCCAGTAATAGCTGAAGTCACCAAACGCGAGCGGCTTAGCGCCGGACGCCATGGTCGGCACGTACGAGGAGGTCTTCAGCGGGCGGTTGAGGATGGTGTCCGGGGTACCCGCCTGCACGGACGGCTGCCACAGGTACTGACCGGCGCCGTCCTTGAGCTTGCGGATCGCCTTGACGGTCGCGTCGTTGGTGACAAAGACCGCGCTGCGGCGGTACGGGGACTTCAGGGCGTAGTACAGGTCGATGATCTCGTCGACCGTGATGGCCGTGCTGCTGGCCGCCGTAACACCGACGGTAGCGCCGCCGGTTGCGTTGAAGATGCCGGTGGGCTTGCCGGTGCCGTTACCGATGAAGAACGCTTCCTCTTCCTTGGTGCCGATACGCCGACCGAACTCGCGGGCGATGTAGCTTTCCAGGTTGAAGAAGCTGTCGTTCAGGAGCTCTTCCGAGACCTTGATCATGGTCGCCAGCTTGAACGCGCTGATCGTAACCTGGCCAAATGCATCGTCGGCATCCGGGATCTGGCCTTCCTCATCGACCCAGCTGGCCGTTCCCTTGGATGCAACGACGGGGATCTTGCGGTCGCCGCTAGCCGTGTAGATGACGCGCGCCAGCTGGCGGAAGATGTTCTCGGTCTGCAGCGCTTCCACGAGCGTGCGCTCGAACTCGTCCGGAACCAGGTACCCGCCTTCGGAATCGGTGCCGACCTGCAGGGCGTTCTGGACGTCGAACGCGTTCTTGTTGCGCATAGCCTTCCAGAACGCGCGCTGGTACTCGTCCGTGGCGCGGCCGGTCTTGATGTCGGTGCCGAAGCCGGTGGGCTGGTTGCGGATGGGTGTGGTCACCGGCTGGTTGAGCTCAAGGTCCAGCGCCTGCTGGCGCTCCAGCCGGTCGATCTCCTTGCCGAGACTCACGATGTCCGCTTCCATTTTTTCGTACACGGCGGTGTCTTCGGCGCTAACCAGGCCGTCCGCGCCGCGCTTGCTGTCCAGGAACGCCTTGGTGGCTTCCCAAGCCTTGGCGCGCTTTTCGCGCAGGTCGAAAATCTTGTTCATGTGTGTTGCCCTCCTTAAGGCTGAATCAAAAAGAGCCGCTGCTCGAGCGACTCGATTGGGGTGGATGGGATAGACCGTTCAGGTTCGGGATCCGGGGGTTTGGCTCGTTTGGGGAGATAGTTCAGGATCGAGTTTGTTACGGTGAGTGTGCTGAAAATGACACTTTCTGCTTCCGGTGCCGAGGCTCTGTCGGAAAAAAGAATGCCATCCGCAAACCCAAGCTCGACTGCTTTTTTCGCATTGAACCAGGTCTCCGCATCCATGAGGTGTGAGATCTTGGCGCGAGTCAGCCCGGTCTTTAGTTGGTAAGCGTTGATGATTGATTCTTTGACCTCTGACAGCATGGCGATCGCGCGCTCCATCTCGATCGTATCACCAAAAGCAATGGTCATCGGGTTGTGGCACATAAGCATAGACACGGGGGACATGAGCACCGTGCTACCGGCCATGGCGACGACGGACGCAGCGCTGGCAGCAAGACCGTCGATCTTGACGGTCACCTGGCCGGGATAGTCCATGAGCATGTTGTAGATCTGCGCCGCTGCGAACACATCGCCGCCCGGCGAGTTGATCCAGACCGTGATATCACATGTATCGGTCATGAGCTCTTGCTTGAATTTTCCGGGAGTGACTTCATCGCCAAGCCAGGTCTGTTCAGCAATCGCACCCTCAAGATAGAGCGTTCGGCTGTCTTCATTATTAACCCAGTTCCAAAACTTGTTTTTCAAGCTTCTGTTCCTCCTTTTTGGTATTTCTCCACCCAGGCGCCAGCATTTGCCATATCAATAAAGTTGCCGTTCACCAAGTACTTCGAGCCACCTTGTTCTTCAGGGATCAGGTTCATCTCCTCGAGACTTCGTATGTCATTCGCAGACATGACGCCGTTTTGCCGCATGATCTGGTAAAAGGCAGCACGGGATGCCGCATCACCTCTCAGCCTGCCGTTCAGGTTGAACTTGATCAGTAGCTTTGATTTTTCGCCTTCGGTTAGCAGTGATTTCTGCAGGGACTGTTCGATCCTGGTGACCCACGGGACGATCGTGTTGTCGATGAAACTGATCGACTGGTGCTCAATATTCGAGAATGTTGCACGATCGAGACTGGCGACGAGGTGTGGAGGCACTCTAAATATCCGACAGATCTCTTCTGTCTGATATTTCCGTGTCTCCAAAAACTGCGCCTGTTCGGGCGGGATGCCGATCGCCTGAAATTTCATGCCCTCCTCCAAAACAGCCACGCGGTGGGCATTGCCGCTGCCCTGGTACACGGCATTCCAGCTGTCACGCACGCGTTTTGGATCCTTGACTACGCCCGGGTGCTCCAGTACACCACCGGGGTTGGCGCCATTGGCGAAAAAGGATGCGCCGTACTCCTCCGTGGCAATGGCCATGCCGATCGAATTCTTGGCCATGGCGATTGGGGAGTAGCCGATCAGGCCGTCAAAGCCAAGGCCCGGAATGTGCAGAACCTCCTCGCGGCGAAGCGCATACACTCCGCGGTCGGTGCGGTACTGGTAGATGATCTCACCGCTGGCTGCACGGTCGACGGTCATTTTGTCCGGCAGCAGTGGGTAGAGTGACAGGATCTGGCCGCGACCGTCACGGATGATCTGGGCATACGCGTTGCCCCATAATAAAAGATGACTCATAAGCGTCTCGCGGAACACGAATGACGTCATCTCGGCATTGGGCTCGTTATGCAGGAGATAGTACAGTGGATGTTCCAGTGCCTTTTCTTTGCCGCGATCGGTGTAACGGTAGGTGTGCAGCGGCAGGCTGGCGATGGTCTCAGCCAGGATCCTGACACAGGCGTAAACAGCGGTGGTCTGCAGGGCCGTACGCTCGTTGACGGACTTGCCGCTGCTGGTGCTGCCGAAGAAGAAACTGTAGGTGCTGCCTGGCAGCTGGTTCTTCGGCTTGTCGCGTGCTTTGAAGATACGATCAAAAATCGGCATCAAACTCCTCCTTGTCGCTAATAAAAAGCACTCCCGAAGAAGTGCTTACGAATGAATGTTGATTCCTTTTTTATTGACTGGTTTTATTGAACATCCTATAGAACTGATAGTTTCGCTTGAAAAGTTCTTTATGATGATAGATGATTCTACCAAAAATCTATCCGAATGGGGACGCATCAGCGATTAAATACATTAATTCAAATCAAAAGTTGCCTATTCCCAAAGGCTGTTTCCCCACTCTTCGCTTATCAATTTTTCGAATGTTATCATACGGGTTATCTCAGTTGTAATATAGTCTCTTCTATCTCCATCTCCATAAAAATAACAGATAACCACTGTCGTACTGTCCTGCTTGTAAAGCCACATCCTGTCGCCGTTACCGAAATCCAGTATCATTTCATCGGTTTTATCATAGTCCTCTTTATGATTTATAAACCGGCTGGAGGCTATAGCGCTAAATACATGCAAAGCGTTCTTTTCACTCAGTTTTGTCGATTTCCCCTGATATTCAGCCCGCAGGCAATTATTTTCAATGCCATACAGGATACTTTGATAAAGGTCTTCGGTAAATTGCTTATATCCACTACCTACTCTGTAGCTGTGTATAATCAACGATGCAAGGACTAAAAATGGCAATAAAGCAACTGCTATCCATATCCAAAGTTTCGATTCTCTCCAAGCCATATTCATTACTCCATGTTAAGTTGCCAAAGTACTTGGTAAGTTTCTCGATATCGTATTTGGCTTGCTTTTCTTTCGAAGCTGTATTATAGCCAGAGATTAACCATGTTACTTTCTTGTGTTTTACATTCTATCTAATAATCAGAATCAAAACGGCTACAGCTAAGAAGATCGTACATTTTTCTCCTCATCAATTATAAGGATACACTCTTTTGTCAATTATACCATTTTTGAAGTTTACAGAATCAATAATCCCCTCTCGCTATATACAGATTCATTTGTTGTTCCCCCGTTCCGAATCGCCCTGTCCAGTGCCATGATCGTGGCTACCGCTCCGTCGATGCGCTCGGTAGATTTTTCCTTATCGGGTTTGATGTTGCCGGCCGGATCCGTGCGTACGAAGATATTGTCCATCATCCAGCGCAGGACCGGGTGCCCGCCATGGGCCAGCTTGCCCTCGAGCGTCAGCTTCATCAGCTCCTTGGTTGGCGGTGACATGTCCTTGAAGCCCTGGCCGAACGGCACGACCGTGAAGCCCAGGCCTTCCAGGTTCTGCACCATCTGGACCGCACCCCAGCGATCGAACGCGATCTCGCGGATGTTATAGCGTGTACCCAGGCTTTCAATCGGTCCTCCTTGATTAGGGCATGAAAAAAGCACCTCATGGCTGAGATGCTCATAAGACAGAATCGAGTTTTTTCGTTTATAGCAATTTGGTATAGTCCTGTGCGCTATAGAAAAATCGAGCTATGAATACTGTTTCTGTTTCTTCACTGACCCGGTAGATGGCAACATAGTTTTTGATGACAGCCTTTCTGTATCCCTCAGCGGCCAATCGATCATCTCGGCATTTTTCATACATCATCGGATTGCGCATCAAGAAAGTATAACAGGCCTCAACCTCATCAAAAAAGTTGGCAGAGGCAATGGGATTAGCTAATTGCACAGTAGTGTATGTACCAATACTTTCCAAGTCTTGAAGCGCATGGTCTGAAACAATAAGCTTAAACATTGAATTTCTTTCTTAAGGTTTTCAATGAATCCATTGCATCGTGTGTTTTACCTTCTTTGATCTGAACTTCAGCAGCCGCGATTTTTTCATACGCGTCGTAAATGAACATTTTTTCTTCATATGCTTTCAAGCTCATGATCACCATATCGCCATAACCATTTTTTGTTATGAAGATTGGATCATTTGAGTCATGGCACAATTGCGATATTTCACTTGTATTCTTCAGGTCACGAATCGGGATAATTCGAGGCATAGTAATCGCTCCTTTCGTGCCATTATTGTACCATAATTATGGCACGATAACCAGCGCGCTACGTGAAACCTCTACAGAATGAGCAGACCTCGATCATCATAGATGCTGCTACTCGCTCCACTGCCGTTCCGTATCGCCCGATCCAGAGCCATGATCGTTGCCACGGCGCCGTCGATGCGCTCGGTTGATTTTTCTTTGTCCGGCTTGATGTTGCCGGCCGGATCGGTACGCACGAAGATGTTGTCCATCATCCACCTGAGGACCGGGTGGCCGCCGTGGGCCAGCTTGCCCTCAAGCGTCAGCTTCATCAGTTCCTTGGTCGGTGGCGACATGTCCTTGAAGCCCTGGCCGAACGGCACGACCGTGAAGCCCAGGCCCTCGAGGTTCTGTACCATCTGGACCGCACCCCAGCGGTCGAACGCGATCTCGCGGATGTTATAACGCGTGCCTAGATCCTCAATGAATCGCTCGATGAAACCGTAATGCACGACATTGCCCTCGGTGGTCATGAGGTGACCTTGTTTTTCCCACAGATCGTACGGGACATGATCGCGGCGTACCCGCAGGTCGATGTTGTCTTCCGGCATCCAGAAATGGGGAAGGACGCTGTACATATCATCCTCATCCGCCGGCGGGAAGACAAGCACAAACGCCGTGATGTCCGTTGTCGATGACAGGTCCAGGCCGCCATAGCAGACTCGGCCTTCCAGGCCCGCCGTATCGACTGGAAAGGCGCAGGCATCCCACTTGAGCATCGGCATCCAGCGCACCGACTGCTTGACCCACTGGTTCAGGCGCAGCTGGCGAAAACTGTTCTCCTCAGCCGGGTTCTGCTTGGCAGACTCGCATGCGGCCTTCACCTTGTCGATGCCAACCGTAATGCCCAGGGACGGATTGGCCTTCTTCCAGACCTTGGGATCCGTCCAGTCATCTTCCTCCTTGGCGCCATAGATCACCGGATAGAATGTAGCATCGTGCTTCCGGCCTTCCAGGATATCCAGTGCCTTCTGATGCACCTCGTAGCAGATGCTGTTGGTGTTATCGCCGGCTGTGGTAATCAGGAAATACAGCGGCTGCATCCTGGCATCACCGGAGCCTTTGGTCATGACATCGAAGAGCTTTCGGTTGGGCTGGGTGTGCAGTTCATCGAACACGACCCCGTGGATATTGAATCCGTGCTTGTTACTGACGTCAGCGGATAAAACCTGATATATGCTGCCGCTTGGTTTGTAGATCAGCCGCTTTTGCGAATCCAAGATCTTGACGCGCTTATTCAGTGCCGGGGACAACCTTACCATATCTGCCGCCACGTTAAACACGATCGACGCCTGTTGCCGGTCCGCTGCACAGCCGTAAACCTCCGCGCGTTCTTCGTTGTCGCCGCAGGTGAGAAGAAGAGCAACGGCAGCAGCCAGCTCGCTGTTGTGGGTAGGCACCATGCTGCGGCCTGCCAGGTATAACCGTGACGGACTGTCCACCTGAATGCAACGCATGGGTGTTCGATCGACAGGGATGATGGCCCGCAGATAATGAAAGTGCGACCGTGACCGGTGGTTGCGCACGACTGTATTGGCGGTTTTCCGGGCCAATGCGGCATACTGGCTGTCTCGAAAGGCCGTGTATCGAATCGTATAAAAGGTTTCGCCGGTGGGTTGGTTATACCGCTTGGATGGTGACGCGACCAGGTTGTTCTTGATCCCCAATGACCATAACAACTCCCGGACCGACTCTGCCAAGGCCAAAACCGTCGAGCAATAGACCGCCTGACCTTTTCGTGTCGCGATGCAGCCGTCCGAGTCCATCAGGCCCTGCAGCAATCGCCGGCGCTGTGCTTCTGACGCGCGCAGGTAAACCGGAGCGATAACCTTGTCTCGAAACGACGGCACCAACACGGCCTTCAGGGCACAGATGCGTAGGACCACACTATCCCCGACGTTTTTCCAGGACGAGGAAATCGGGTAGGGGATATTACGGGTTACCGACTCCAGGTCACAGGTCCGGATTGTGATTTCCGGTTTGGTCGCGCAGCCATTGCCCAGCCAATATCCATACAGGTATGGGTCCAGCGGCAATGCAACATCCGCTGTTTTCAAGGCTGCCGCAATCGGTATCCGGAACGTGATGACATCATGTTCTCGGTGGGGCATCCGATACAGTTCACCCGTTGTTCTCAAAACCTTGCGGGTCTTACCCCAGGTGTAGTCTCCTGACCAAAGATGGCGTTCACCGGCGACAATCGATGATCCATCGCGAAAGACCAACCGATAAGCCTGCTCGGTGTCATCAAT